AACTTGGGCTAACACCACGCTGAATCTAGCAAAAAACAAAAACGAACTGTATGGTAACACCACACTCGGTGCTGCTCGTGCAAACGTCGCGCTTGGCACTTTTGGTGTAAGCACAGCAGAAATGGCTTATGCTAATACTGCCGATACAGAATCAGACATTATCCCACACGCTGGTTGGGTTCTTCGTACACAAGGTCAGGGCGGTCGCGCTGGTCGTATTCACTACGAAGTTCTCGTTGCCGCTTCTTCAATGGGTGATGATGCTTCTACTCGTATCGACGACGCTACACTTCCTGAAGCAAACTAATAGATTAGGAGTCGCTTAAATGGCTGACAAGAAGGTATCACAACTCACTTCTTTGACGACCACAGCGGCTCCCGATCTGTTGCTTATTGTTGACGATCCAAACGGCACTCCCGTATCAAAGAGCATTACTATTAAGAATCTCTTTGGCGCGGTTCCTGCCAATACTGCATTTTCAGCAAACGTGACAGTATCGGGTAATCGTGCTCTGTTCTCGTCAAATGTTCGAGTCACGAAAGCCACTACGGTTAATACATTTATCACAACATTAGGATCAACTCCATCAACAAACAATGCAACTACGGAATCATTGAGCGTTGGTCAGATGTTCTTTACAAACACACATCTTTATATCGCGGTAAATGCTACCACGATTAAGCGAGTTGCTTTGAGTACGTTCTAATGGATAAAGCTATAGCATTTCTATTAAATAATGGGGCGGATGAAAATGCTCATAGCGGTCGTAATCTACTCGACCATCTGTTAGGTACTGCAGAAATACTTCGTTCGTGGGACTGTGATGAAGATGTTGTTTTGGCTGGTTTGTTTCACTCTGTATATGGAACTGAAAGTTATCATACACAAACGATTAGCTATGATAGTCGTGAACAAGTGAAAGAAGTTATAGGAGAACGAGCAGAACAACTAGCATATGAATTCGGTAGCAGGAACAATCGGTTTATTTCTTTCATACAGAATAATGAAACCGATCTAATTCTTATTGAGTGTGCTAATTTAATAGAACAAAAAGAAAATCCATCCTTTTTAGCTATTACAACCGTGGTGGATTTGCCTGTAAAAGCAAAAACAACAATAACAAATTATTTACAGAGTTATTAAAAATGCTATCAGAAATTCTACCATCAATTATTGCTTCAAAGGTCGCCGCTGCTGCTGGCGGTTTACTTGGAGGACTAACTATGTTCGCGTTCATGCGTCCTAAAACGATTCTTGACGCGACGATTCGTGGTGGTGTGAGCACTGGATCTGCTATTATTGCTGCGCCTGCATTGGCTAATTGGTTGAAACTTGGTAATGGAGCAGAAATGATGTTATTCTATGGCGCAGTTACTGGATTCGTTGCTTGGGGCGTGCTATCTATGGTAGCACGTTTTTTCATTCGAGTCGAAGAAAAGAATATGGATATTGTAGATACATACAAGGAAATCAAGAAATAACAAAATGTGAAATGAATGAAGGGTAACTTGAACGAATCAAACTATTTTCTTTATGCCGCGCATCATTATTTGAATCCCTGTGTTGATCAAGAAGAGTTCTTTGAAGATCTAAACAGAATCAAGAATATTCGTAGACTATTCAGTCGTTATGAAAAGAAATGCGAACTTAAAGAGCGACTTATATTAAACCATTTGGTTGTGTTGTATAATGTATTCGAGCATCAGGCGCTCACTCGCATGCTTGCTTTCAGATTATATGACCATCTACATTTGCTTAAACCATTTCTTATGTTATTAGGATACTGGCCAGAAAGAATAGAAAATATTGGACCAGATCAAGAAACGATTATATCATCTAATGTTATGATGGACAATAGAATCGTCGATATATTAAGGAAGATATAATGTCGAAAGATATTAAGGAAGACATCGCTAATGTTGCAGGCGACGCAGTAAGCACGTCTGACGTTCACTGGAGTTCTAAGCAGCCTAAGATTGGTCCGAAAGGCACTCGTAAGAAATACGGTCAGCCTATGTCCTTTCATACGTTTATTCGTCGCAAGAACGAAACGTATTTCAAGCAGTTTAGCGAAAGTCTTCAGCAGGTAAACGGCAGATGGGCTTTAGTATCTAAAGAAACAGGAAGACCTCTTGCTTATTATAAGGGCGAAGGAAAACCTTCTGATGAATGGGTGGCGAAGCAAGAAAAACGAGTACAGTATTTCAAACACATGAAAGGATAGGTCATGAGTTTCGGAATAAAGATTGCAATAGGCGTAATCATATTAAGTTTGTTGGGCGGAAGTTGGGTTTATATCAAAGCATTAAAAACCGAACTACAACTTGCAGCTGAAGTTCAAGCTAAGATGCAGGGCGTCATCGACAGCCAAAAAGCGGTCATGGAGCGTCAGGCTCAAGATATCAAAAAGCAGCAAGAAATCAACAGTGAAGTAAATAAAAGGTTTGCCGACTCGCAGAAAGAAGTTGGCGAACTTCAGAGAAAATTTGATCGTCGCAACTTCGATCAACTAACGAAACAAAAGCCAGATGTTGCCGAACGAAAAGTAAATCAGGGAACGGAATATGCTTTACGCTGTAACGAACTAGTTACGGGTTCGCCATTAACAGAAGATGAAAAATCTGGCAAAGTAAAGAACAATATTTGTGCCGATATCATTGAAAAGATGAGGACTTCAAATGCTAAGTAAAGTCGTTTTCGCTTCCTTTTGCGCATTTGTTCTAGCGGGTTGCACTGCCAAAACCACAACATTGGTGAAACCGCAGTTGGTTGATCGTCCAGAACTTATAGTTCCTCAGACACAACCAGTGACGCAGTCAGATATTAAATGGATAGTCTTGACAGCAGACAATTATGATAGTAAAATGAAACAACTTGGTTCGCCGACTCTTTTTGCAGTGAACGCGCAAGGATATCGAAATCTTAGCGTGAATGTTGCTGAACTTCGTAAATACATTCAGCAGCAAAATGCGGTAATTGAAGCATACAAGACTTATTACAAAAACGAACAGCCGCAGCAAAAATAGTCTTGACAATTCCCCTTGACCTTTATATAATGAATCTATGTCAATTACCACAGACCTCAAATATGCAGGAATGATCTCGCATAAACTTCTTTTGTTTAAGAAGAAGAATGATCGCCTGTTCAATTTTCGTTGCCCTTTCTGTGGCGACTCTCAGCGCAATAAACTAAAGGCACGAGGCTATCTGTTCGAAAAGAGCGGATCGCTGATATACAAGTGCCATAATTGTGAAGAGGGCGCATCATTAGGCAAACTCATCGATCTTATTGATCCTGCTATTGCTAAAGCATATCGCCTCGAATCATTTCAGGATAGAGTTCAGGCTAACACATCTATCGATCAGTTTATTATACCTAAGAAAGAGGTAGAACTACCTAAGACGATACTCGACGATATGTTGCCGCGAGTAGATCAACTTCCAGATACACATCGTGCAGTTCAATATCTAAAAGGTCGCATGATACCTAAAGATAGATTCCGTGACCTATACTATGCACGCAACATGAAAGATTTGGAATCACTCAATCCTGCATATGAGGGGCGTCTGGTCGCAGACGAGCGATTGGTGATTCCGTTCCGCCGCGAGGATGGGTTACTTACTGGCGTCACTGGTCGTGCCATGGGTAACTCATCCTTGCGTTATGTGACTGTGCGAATAACAGACGATCCTCTTGTTTATGGTATGGATAGAATTAAACGTGGCGTTCCTGTATATGTGATGGAAGGACCGATAGACAGTATGTTTATTGATAATTCTATTGCTGCTGGCGGAACAGACTTCACACGAGCAATATATAACATTGGTTCGAAAGAAAAAATAATTTTAATTTTTGATAATCAGCCAAGAAATAAACAGGTTGTTCAAAGAGTAGAAACCTTTGCAAAACGCGGATATCCGATGGTTATTTGGAATAATATGTGGAAATACAAAGATATCAATGATGCAGTGCTATCAGGATGTAGTGTTTCCGAGATCGCGTATATACTAAATAAATCCACGTTTGAGGGTCTGTCTCTTAAACTAGCTATCCGAGATTGGAAAAAATGTTAACGCAGATGCAATGTTTGCGAACGTTATTATATTACCTAAACGCACGCATGGAGAAAAATAAGAATGTCTAATCACCTTCCCACACTTTATCAACAGTTTATTCATTTATCCCGATATTCCCGTTTTCTCTGGGATCAGGGTCGACGTGAAACGTGGGATGAGACTATTAGTCGTTTCTTCAACTTCTTCGAAGAGCATCTGAAGGATAAGCACAAGCACGATATCAAGGATATTCGTAAGGAACTCGAAGAAGCAGTTCTTTCACAGAAGGTAATGCCTTCTATGCGTTGCGTTATGACTGCTGGTGAAGCATTGAAGCGCGAGAACGTTGCTGCATATAACTGCTCTTATGTTGCTATCAATCGCCCACAGTCATTTGATGAAGTTCTGTATATTCTTATGAACGGCACTGGCGTCGGATTCTCCGTTGAATCTAAGGACGTTGAGCAGTTGCCTCTTGTTGCTGAAACTCATTTTGATACAGATACAACTATTGTGGTTGCTGACAGCAAACTCGGTTGGGCAAAAGGACTCAAGGAACTAATCGGTATGCTATATGTCGGTCAGATTCCGCGTTGGGATTTGTCCAAGATCCGTCCTGCTGGCACTCCACTAAAGACTTTCGGTGGTCGTGCGTCGGGTCCAGAACCTCTTGATGCTCTTTTCAAGTTTTGCGTAGATATCTTCAAGAAAGCAGCTGGACGCCGTCTCACGACCATCGAATGCCATGATATCGTATGTAAGATTGCTGACATTGTAGTTGTTGGTGGCGTTCGTCGTTCTGCTCTTATTTCACTATCAGATCTAAACGACGATCGTATGCGTGTTGCCAAGTCAGGTCAGTGGTGGTTGGATGAATCACAGCGCGCACTTGCTAACAACTCAGCAGTATATCGTGAAAAGCCCGACATGGGTCTGTTCATGGAAGAGTGGAAGTCTCTTTATGAATCTAAGTCTGGCGAGCGCGGCATCTTCAATCGTGCATCTGCCAAGGCAACCGTAAAAAAGCACGGTCGTCGCGATCCTGATTATGACTTTGGCACTAATCCTTGCTCAGAAATCATTCTGCGTGATAAGGAGTTCTGTAATCTAACTGAAGTTGTTGTTCGTGCTACTGACTCAATGGAAGATCTGAAGGCAAAGGTTCGCCTTGCTGCTATTCTTGGCACATGGCAGTCCACTCTAACCAACTTCCGTTATCTTTCATCTGTATGGAAAAATAATTGCGAAGAAGAACGTTTGCTTGGCGTGTCTCTAACTGGTATTATGGATTCGGA